GATATAGTAATAGTTTTATTGTTAAAGTCAACTGTGTAGTCCCTGCCGTAATCTAATATTCCTCGATTAAATGACACCATTACCGAAGAAGTATTAGGCGGTAATATATCTAACGGTGACGTAGTTAAGGTAGCTGTTGAATTTATTGTAAAGGTATTTTTTGAAATTCTCGGAGATCCGCTAGCAACTCTGGTATATACGCTAATAGCCACACTGTCAACTACCTCGCCCGGCACTAACTCCTCTGGTCCGTGACTGATGTTAGGTGATATAAATGTATCGCCGTCTACAATAATATCTTCCGGATTTATGCCTAGCGCATTAACCAATGTTGTACCAGTAAACTGGCCGCCGTCTAATACAGTGTTAAGAGTATCATCACCGTTGCCGTCGTCATCCCAAGGAGCATCCGTAAACGGTAGTATGTCCCAATTTGCAGTGTAGTTAAATGGAAGTGTTTGATATTGAACTCCTGGGTAGTCTATCCCTTGCATAACTTGCGCAGGATCTACGCCCGGCATGCCATCTGTCGGTGTGTAAAAATCTTGTACACGATCAGTAGCATAATACAAATTAATATTTTTATTATATGTAATTTTTAATACTTGTCCTCGAATAGGAACATATTTTAATACTAATGTAGAATATAATTTATGGTATCCGTTTGTTAGTTCACGATAATTTGTTATACTATAATCAAAGGCAAACACGTTAATTCCATCTAGAGTAATGGTAATTTCAGATTTTTTATATTCTGCGGCCCAAGATAATGAAAATTCATTTTCTCCGCCGGGGCAGAAGAATTCATCAGTAACCTGCTTGGTATCAATTTCTCGTTTTCCAGTAACTCGATCAAATTTCACACCAACTTTATTAGCACGAACTTTACCATTTGATAGTTGCGCATAGGCACGAGCCTGTACTACAGTAGACGATCCGCCGCCTGTAAATACAACCGTTGGGGTTCTTGTATACCCGCTACCCGGATTGGTTATTTCAATTTCGTACACCTTGCCAATTGATATATAGGCAACCGCAGTGGCAGTTGTGACTACATCACCAGCAGCTGGGATGATTTGAACTGTTGGTACAGTAGTGTACGGTCCACCGCCATCGGTAATAATGATACTACCTACAGAAAATTTATAATTATCTGCCCATCCTTTTCGCGGATAAGAATTCAATAAAGAACTATTAAGTTCAATAGGTATAAATTTATCAGTTGTACTATCATAAGTAGCAGGAAGATCAAAATCAGTTGTGTAGCTGTGTGTAGGCTCTACTAGCTCGTACTCAACTTGGAAATTGCGTATCTTTGTATGATATGGCTTGACCTCATTTAAATAAGATTCGTAATAATCGCTGTTTTGAAATTTAAATATCGAACGTTGATCCAACGAACCGGCCATGTTAGCCACATTAATAAATGAAGTTTTAAATGCCCAATCTAAAAATTTCTGCTCGCTCATTGCGTATCGCACGGCTTTAAAGAAAAATTTATTCCAGTAAACTCGAAGAGGACCAACAAATATGTCTTCTTTAATTGCAAATAAAATGCGTTCCAGTTCTATTTCAATTCCTTGATCATACAATGTTTGGTCGTATGTATTTAGATAGTCAAAATTGTATATCGAATTAACAGTATTCCACAACTGGTCTTTAAATTGTATGGTTCCTTTTTCACTATAGACTAAATCATATGCATTGTCGAACGTACCGTTTTTTTCAACTTTTGCTAGTATAATATATCTACCGTTACCTTGATTTTTAACTTTTACGTAGTCACCTGACATCACTGAAAGGGTGTCCAATAGATATGTCTGAGCCACTGTTGCAGCTAGAGGTTTTACAGGATCATAGTTAGTGGTCTTCCAATCGATATAATCCCATAATAGACTAGTATCATACCGTTGGGTACGACTTCTATTCCATCGGCCATATTGCCATTGATACTCTGCCCATCTACCTGTATTAGTTGAATCGGCAGTTACTATTACAGTATAAGGTCTTACCACTAACTGAGGAATTTCTAAATAGCCGTTGCCAGCGTTGTCCACCGATGCGCTTATTATAACACCTTCGGTGTTAATTACAGTAGAAATAATTGCACCGGCAGTATCATTTAATATCTCAACAGTTGGCGCAATTAAATATCCATTTCCCGGATCGTCTATAGTTACGTTAACTATCTTGCCATTGACAATTTCACAGGACAATTTTGCCTGTTTTAGATGAGTCGTTGATATCTCATCTAATAATTGATCAGTGTCGATCTGCTGGTCATACCTTCCTAAATCAATATCAGGTATTGGATCTTTTGAATTTAAAGTGGTAAAATTAATAATATCAGTTGTAATATTTTGCGCCAATACTGTGTTAGTATAGTCAATGGCATTGCGCAATGCGGCAGTTCTATCTTTAAACAATCCTTGGCGTGGGCGAACACTCACTCCGTACTTTACCCGATCAGATAAATTAGCATCGGGTACAGGATTTCCAAGACTATCACGGCCTAATAAACTATCAATTAATTTTTTCTCAAGAAGTGCATTAGGCATACTGTTAACATCGCCATCTGCTAATAGCATCCATTCAGTATGCTGATTAACTGAATTTGTAATTTCATCTTTAGATATATTAAGATAGATATTATTTTGCGATAATGTTGGCGTAACATTAGTAATCGAAATACTGTCTGCATCTAATATAGAAATATATTTCAATCCGTATGAGGCTGGATCATAAATTAATCTCGACACTTCGTTGGCAGAAATTTTACGGAACTCAGCATCCGGCAATGTTACTTTGTTCTTAACCCAATAGAAGTACACATTAGTAGTTCCACCCGAAGTGGCGTTGTAATATTGTTTAACACTGATTACTGAATTATCAGGATATTTAGGTTGTCCGCTTATTCCTTTAGAAATTCCATCAACTGTGTCGGCTAACGAACTCCACTGACTTGGAAGGTATTCGCTACTAACCCATTCGTATACGTCAATACTTGCTCCTGGAAATAGTGTACCCCACGAATTTTTTCTATACTTAAGATCGCTTTGCTCGTACCACGTATACTTAACGGTACTGAGATCCCACCATAACTCGCCTAGGTGAGGTTCAATCCAACTGGCATTGGTATCTACTACTACTCCCTGTACTCCAATACTGTATATTGCAGGATCAAATGCTGTTTTATATCGAATTTCTTGATCAGCAAGGCCTGCAATATATCCTTTTGCCGGATCAATAATATCTAGATAATCCAGTGTTTTTTGGTTCAACGAATCAATAGTAACCGCACGGTTAATTTTAGATAGATCTATAAGATCATCTTGCTCTCTATGAACATTCCAACTATTGATATTACTTCTTCTAGAAAATAGATAAACACTACCAGACTCAGTAACTTTACCGGGTGCACCAATTATCACAGTGCCGTTGTTGATTGCAACACTTGTTCCGTACTGACTACCTTCTAATGGTTTGTTCGACGTTGGATCTACATCGAGAATATTGTTATCAAACAATTCTTCGGCATAAATGAATTTGTCATTATATCGAGAAAATACATAAACTGCTCCGGATCCCTTGGCAATATCTCCTATAAGACAGGTATCGTTATCCAGGGTAGTAGCACTTTCGTCAAACGTTATATTAACAACATTGTTATCACCTAGTCCTGTTACTGTTAAAAGAGTAGCCGAATCATCAATAGCTAGTTCGTATCCAAAATTAAGATTTATATCAATCAACGGATTGTCTATTGTTTGATTTAATACGTATTGAGTAGATGTATTTTTCTTATAGACAAAGACCTTCCCTGGACCTGATTGACTGTCATTAGCCGTCAACGATGCTACAAACAAGTAACTAGCGTCATTGGACATCAATACTGTCGATCCAAATCGATCTCCTAAATTACAAATAGCCGGAGCCGATATTATCTGTGACTGTACAAAATTTGTTGATCCGCTTGTTGAAGTTGTGTAAACATACACTACTCCGATATTATTATTAACACCTGGTGCAGAAATTGCTATTACCTTACCGTCGGCGCTGCCTGCAATGGATTCTCCTACTCTACTTCCAGGAGTAATTGATGGTGCTATTGTTGCTGTTGACAGAGAAGTAATTGTAGAAGTTGAGATTGATAGATTATAAGCATATACTACTCCACTTGAAGTGTTTGTTGCCGGCGCTCCTACCAACAGTAACTTGTTAGTTGCTGTGGTTTTGCTTACAAATATAGCGGAACCATATTCACCGACTCCTGCTGTAGGTTTACGCAGAATTGCTCCAGCACGGCGTAATTCAATGCCAGTAGTTCTATTAATTCCCGATATTTTAATTAGATCAACACTAGTTGCTCCTGCAAATATCGAATCAGATTCAGTGTCGTACACCAATGATGTTCCAAAATTTGTCTGGGTAGAGGTGCTAACTGTAGTAGGTGCGGTAGTGTCATTAATACCGTAATTGAACAAGATAGTCATTGCCCCGTCTATATACTCGTAAACATACACTCTACCGTATCCAGCAGTTGCATTATAAAATCTAGGAGATGCAATGGCCACAATATTAGCGTTATTTTGAGTAGCAATTTGAGATCCAAATTGCTGTCTAGTCTGTGTTAATTGCGCGGTAAGTTCTGTAGATGTATTGTAGGTATCTGACTTTTTGTAAACTGTCCATTTACCAGAGTTATTGCTGTCAACCCAAACTAACTCGCCACTTTTAAATAATACTGTTTTCTGCAAATTAGCAAGACTGTCAAACTGGTCAAGTCGAACACTGACAAATTTAAATAACAATGCAGTAACTTCCGAACTTCCTGCACTAGCCAATGTAGTAGCTACGGTAAATGAAGTCAGTGACGGAATATCAGTAATCACGTATACTCCGTCTGTTCCGTTATCTAATCCATAGATAGATACAATATCCCCCACTGATAAATTGTGAAATAGATCAGTAGTGAAGGTTAATTCTGCAGCAGGAACTGTTATAGTCGAGTCAATTACTTTTGGTTGTTGTACAGTGTAACGATATACATCCCACTGACCGTCATCACGGAATCCTAGCCAAATAGTATTTCCTTCTTGTATATTACCGTTATTGGCAATGTCAAGGAGGCTATTTTTATTGTATGCTGTGGCAGTAACATCATCGGTACGAACATATCCAGCAATAGGCATTATAAGACTGTTGTCTGCATAGGTAGAAATTTCAGTAGCAAATGCCGAAGTAGGTGTATATGTATCGCCTTCTATAGTCAAATCGGCGGGCGTGATATAGGACACAGTATCATTTGCTTCTGCCGGCGCAGTATCTACAAATTTAATAATTTGAGAATTTTCTCGAAAATCTGCTTCTCGTAACGGAAACTCCAGTTCGTTATAAGATACAAAATTGCCGTAGTTGCCGACTCGAAATGCCCACTCCTCTTTATATTCGATACTACCGTTTAATGTATAGATACTTGCTTTAGCTAGTTTATCAATAGAATTTTTTGTGCCTTTTTCTCGAATGTATCCCTGATAGAATTTATATTGTGCGATCGGATTTACAAAAATATTATCTAGGTATTCTCGAGGAGTATAGCCAATTAAATGTTGAGCCATACGTTGTTGAGCAATGTCAAAATTGTCAGTATCTAAGCTGTAAAAATCTTCAAACTGAGTAATTTTATAATCAAAATTTGGAAGTAGTTTTGCTATAGGTTTAGTCCCTAATAAATTCCAATTATTAAAATCAAATGTGGCATTTCCTACAATATTAATATTTGCAGAATAGTAATTGCCTACATATTTTACAATTCCCGCTACTTGATAATCTGTATATGGTGCCCAATCACTAATTTGTGCATTGTCGTATATAAATCCAGGACTTATAAAATCTCCATTCCACTCTGCAGTTCTAAATCCAGTTAATTTAACTCGGCTTTGACGATATCCTGTTTGAATGTCATAGACAATATCATTAAACATACTCTTATTATTCATAATAAGGGCATGTTCTTTCTGAACGAGATTTAGTCTAGCAAAGAAAATACCGTCTGTGGTATTTTTAGTTCTAATAGAACATACTCCGTCTTCTCTAGACAGCGCAAAATTTCTTGTCGGAAACGGTTGTCCGTTGGCCTTAATCAAACTATATTCATAAAAACTATTAAGTACATTATCAACTACTGCATCGTTGAATCGATATTTGATAGTGTCTGCAAACGGACTTAGTGTAATTACTGCTCCGTTAGCCCAATTTTGTGTAGACCAGTATAGGAATTCTTTACCGGTAAATCTCCAATCAAGTACCTGATTTAGGTCTTTGTTGTATTCATCAAAAACAAATCCCTGTGTAGATAGCCAACGCCCGTAGCCCATAAGTAAATCATAGACTTCCTGAAGCGTGTTATATCGTGTTCCGTAGGGTACAATTGTTTCTGTTGTTTCGTATTGTCCTGCCACTAGTGCAGATGCACCGCCTACTGTAGGTAGTTGTGCAATTGCAGTATAATATCTCGAAGTAAAGATTGCTCCAGAATTATGACTAGTAACTACTCGATAATAGACGTTGCTATAAAATACTACCTGTCCTGCTTGATAAAATGCATTTATTTTCCAGGTTAAGAATGTTTCTGATCTTCCACCAACTGTTACTGCATTATCGGTTGATAAATGTATTGGTCGATTGATGACAAAATACGGGTGCTGATTATCGTAACCTTTAACTGCAAATTGCCCATTTTTCTTTTCTATAATGATGCCAGAAATTGCAACAGATTTAACAGGTGCACTTACATTAAAGTGCAGAGTATAATCCTCGTTTGGTAAAGAAACTCCAGGATTTGCAGTAGTAGGGCTAATAGAATCGATAATAATTTCTAATTTATCTTTACTTAGAAATCCGCCTGCTTTGTAAAATAAATTAAGATCAAGATTTGTTAGATCATTTTTAAGTGTTGTTAGATAGGTTGTACTGCGTTGCAGGCCGTGCTCAATTACCCAAACGCTGTATCCCGATGCTAATACAGTATTACCATTACTGTCAGTATCTGCATATAATAATACCTCTGTAGGATTTAAAAAACTACGAGTTACTCCATACTTGTATTGCCCTGTGATATCTTTTACAACTCTACTAGTATCAAATAACATTGCAGCATAATCTGCAGGCTTGGTTAGTGCTAGGATAATTTGTACAGCAAATGGCCAAAGACTAGATCGTCTCCAGGCAGTTTCTGCAGGACCATGATCTCCAAAGGCCCAATCTTGGTCTGTGTTCATAATAGAATCGTTTTTGGCAATACCTGCCCAGTTACGAACATCAATAATATTTCCGCTATCGTCCACTGGAATAAATTGACTTAACCCTGGACGAATATATGTTGGGTCAGTTACTGTTCCGCTAGGGTAACGAATAATGCCTGCTTCAAGATCTTGCCATAAATTTAAATTTCCAGCAGTGTAAGGAGCTGCACCGTACTGGGCATCCCACCAAGTTGGTTTGATAGTAATTCCTAACATTTCCCACGGGTGAGTGTTAGGCCGATCGGTATCAAAATAAAGTTTATAAATTGCACGCCAGTTACCAGGAAGATCAGTATTACGAGTGTAGTCTTTAGCCGATTTAAAATTATAAGTTTTATGGTTGTTTATATCATAAGCACTGTTTGTGGCAAAATCTATACCGTAGACACTGGCCCATTTTAAAAAATCACCGCGAACAATATTATACACTTCATTATATGTATATTCTGTTGACCTAAATGCACTAGGTAATAGTTCATGAATATTCACTAATGCAGGGTCGTATGTTACTTTTAAATTATTATAAATTCTAGTTTCATATTCTAATAATACCAAGTCTCGATAATCGTCCGGTTGATCGTATTTAGAAAATGCCACTGTTAAACTGCCATCGTGTCCTTGTATAACTTTTTGCGGCTCGGCGGCATAACTATTATCAATATAAATTTGCGGTTGATATTTTGGAAATAGACCGAGTTTAGTAGGAGTAGGAGGAACATACGATCCCACAGTAGTGGTATAGTCTTTGACAGTAAGTACATCACCGACCCTTAGTGTTTTAATAATATTCACTGTTGGGTCATACGGCATAAAATTATAATCTTGTCCGTATATTAATAGCGAGGTTGCTCCGTTCGAAGTATGGTATACTAGTATTGCTCGATCACTTAATGTTGATGCAGAAAATACAGAAGTGATTGCATAGTTTGTATTGCGCGGGTCTGTAACGGTGTATGAATTAGTGATGCAATTATTTCCGTATCCTAACATATCACTGCGAGCATAAGGAAACGATGAATTTTTATTTGAATTTAGTTCAACTAGTGCTCGATCTAATACTTCGCTTGCTGAAAAATTACCAGGTATTTTAGAAATAAAATTAATTAAATTTAATTTAAATTGATAGTAATTGTCTGCTGCTGGTCGTATGGCGTTGATTAAATTGTGCTCTGCATTGGTTATAAAACACTGTGCAAATGTCAACGGATTTCTACTATTGATTAGCCTAGATCCATATTTTGTAATGTCAGGTAAACTTTTTAAATTGTTGCCAGTATATCTAATATCTGCATCAGTCATTGACTGTACATGGTCTGATAATTCTGTAAGAGTAAAATTCGAGATGCTATGATTTAACGGATTATTTGTTAAATTTATTGGCGTTTCATAATCTCCAACAATATTAGAACTAGTAGCAGAATATAGTTTAAACAAAACTCGAACAGGAGTTGTTGTTCCGACTAATGGATTTTTAAATTTAACAGATAATCGCTTACCGTCAGATACCAATGTGTAATCGGTGTTTAAAACTTTTTTAGTATTGTTAACAAATACAGAGATTTTTAAGTCAGTGATAGTCGACGGGTTGTCGTATACCGTTATTTCTATACTAGATTGTACAGTAGTAATTACTTGGAATTGCTCTACTGGAATATTATATAACTCTCCAATAGTCCATGCATTTACATAGGTAGGAGTAACAGTATTAATTCGGAGGTAGGCATCGGCTGTTGAAACTGTTAAAGTTGTTCCTTCTAAACTAATAGACTCGGTATTAAGATAGTTTGTAAATAAGTATGTGCCAACAGTGCTTATACTTGCAGAAGTGTATTGTAGCGGAAACCCCAACACTGGATCCACTGTCCCTGAGCCAATTGCATACCCAAATAGTTTGTTGCCGCGGAAATTAGAATTATAATAGGTTAGATCACTGTAGCTATATCCGGCAATGTCAAATAGATCAAACAGCGGTGCTTGATTTAGTGAGGTACGTTGTTGTCCTTTAATCCAAATCGTACCGTTAAACCACCACGAAGATCCTTGATGAAGTGTTCCTGAATTGATAACAACAGAATCTCCTTTAACAGGCGTCTGAATTTCAGTAAGACGTACTTTAGGTCTGCCTTTGAATATTGAAACATCAGCCTGAAAAATTTTGCCTCGCACCATCGGGTCAGGATCTGCATTGAATATAATTAAATTGCCATTTTCTAATAAGGTATCTTCAATAGAATATCCAGCAGTTCCTTCTATAACAGAAAATGCATCAGTAGTAACTGTATCGATATAGTCTATTGTAGCAATTGCTTTTGATCCAAAATTCCAAAGTTGTATATCTGGTTTAAACTCAATAATAGGACGAGTTGCGCGGAACTTTTCTGAAAATATTGCAGTTGTTCCGTTGGCCAATGCCGCAGCAGATATTACATCAATGTGTGTCCATCGATTGTATCTTGACCAAGGATTTAAGTCTTGACTTGATCTATTAATTGTAATGTACTCAGGAGTTTCTGGTATATTTTTAACATTATCAAAGGGGAAATCATCGAACGGAGTTCCGTCAAAGTTAGTATTATAAGTTGTGTTAGGATTTAACGGTGTAGTCAATGTAGAGAAATCTACTAATCGAATTTCTGCTCCTACTCCTTCTATAATGTACTCATTGTCAATATATGCCGAAGGAGTTACATTTCCAAGAAATCTAACTTTCATTCCGTTAATAAATTCAACTCCGTTGCCGGACATGAACTGTGATTTTCCAAGTATTTCTTTTTCAATATCTATTGTAGAATTTTCTACAATAGATTTTACCAGTACTCGGCCACTGGCTAACTGATTATCTCCAGCAGCATAAAATAACACACTAGGAGTTTGATCGTCAATAGTAATAATTATCTGACCTTTTTTAGTGCCGTTACCTATTACGCCCCGAGTGTATTGAGATTCTGTACCGTCTACTGGCTCTGTCTTGATGTATAGTTCATGTACAGAATCAACGTTGAATACGTAGGTTACTCCTCTATAAAATGTTAATAAAGGAGCCGGAGTTAGGCCGTCTGGAGTAAAAATAAAGAAATTGTCGTCATCGGAATCAGTTACGGAATAAGTGCTGATTGCGTTTTTTTGTATTCCTGCAACAGAGATTGCGTCTGGTCCGTTCGGCAACCAATAATAATTTCGATAGTTAATAAACTTGTCCCAGTCGATACGAGGATCATACGAATTAAATTTAGGACGGAATAATCTGTCAAGATTATCGACATTACCTCCGTAGTAACTTATCTGATTAATTAAATCGTCAAATCCGTAGGCTGCTTTAACACTTTGATCAACATTTTTTAAAACAACCGCAGGCTCTAACTGGTACTTTTCTCGAACCGGAAATGATTCTGATATATAATTGTCAGTAAGTGGATTGTAGTTGGAACTTAGTTTACTACCCACAAACCCGTCAATACGTTCCAATACTGGAACCTTAATTAATTGATCAATTGTACTTGATAAAAAATTGTTATTTTTATCTGTTCTAAAAAATGCAGGTAATAAATTTACCGATTTTCTAATATTTTTTGATGTGTTATTAGCCATTATTGCTGATTGTCCTTAGCTAGCAGTTACTATAGTCGATGTTGCTTTTAATTCGGATGCCGTTAAACTTGTGATAATTTGTATGTCATTTACAGTAGCACCGTTGATAAAAATTTCGTTGCTTGAACAGGTAATTTGATATAAACTACCGAATCCGTTGTCTTGTTTTGGCACTAATACAAAGTTAGTTATGTCTGGAGACATGATATTCATTACGTAAGTTGATAGCTCACCAAAGTTAAATGTCTGTCCAAACTCCCAATTTTCGATAGCAAAAAAATCTTCTATTGCTTCTAAAATTCTTGTTTGTAAATCCGTTGCACTAACAGTACGTGTGGGATTTATCACAGCCTTAAATGTCCCTTGTAGAGGACCAGCAGCTTGACTGCCAAATAATACTTTATAGTTTACCGGGTGGTAAATCAATTCATCGCTGATGGCTTTAATCGGTTCTAATGTTGCTGAATAATTAGCTTCTAGACTCTGTGTTGTTGGCGCTAAAGGTGCGGTGCCTACTCCACTCGATAACCAATTTCTATATGTTAGATCGTATTCTTTGGTCAATAGATATATGTCAATAATATTTGACTTACTTGGATCAATTCTTCGCTCATTACCACTGTTATGTACATAGTGGAATTTTAATCCACCACGTCCAGATTTTGCATAAAAATTAGGTTCTAATATAAAGCCGCCGGCTATAATAGAATAACGTTTGATTACATCTACTGACGGATCGTAAAAGTAATACAACTGACCATTTTCACGATCCTGTTGTAGTACTAAATCTTCTGTAGGGTATGCTAATACAGAGCCGGTATACGCCGAATATCTTAGCCCATCTGCTGATTTTTGAAAATATACAAATTTATTAAGATATCCAGTTTGTGTACTAGTGCTAGCAGATTGAACAATATTTTCAAATGCATCTGGGTCATCTATTTGCCCGTCATCATTGTTATCAAAAAAGCTAACTGACACTTTTTTTGGCTCAATGTAGCCGTCTGGCTCAATTATTGCGCTGTCCACTTGCCAACTGTAATCACTGCCGAGATATCCCTGACTGGTCGGAAGTTTGTTAATTGACAACACATCTATATGATCTTTAATAACCGTGTCTGTTACAAAGTCGTAATTCTTTTTAGACTTATCAATAAAGAATGCAGTTTCCTGCGCACTTTCGAATATGTATTCCGTGGATCGATATCTAACTACATATTTTTTACCAGTCCATTCAAACGATACCATCCAGCTAGCATCTTTGTTTGCATTTGTTGTATCTTTTTGGAATACTAAACTAAATGTATTTTTTAAGTCAATGTTAGCATCAGCAATTATATACCAAGCTCTAGTATCCGAATCAAAACTTAATCCAAAGTTACGTTTAGACAAACATAGGTTAGTTATTTCTATTGTTAATGCCGCAGATATTATGTTATCAAAAACAGGAATAACCACAGCAGGTCTAGCACTAGTTGACTCTATACTTGTTCCAGGAATTGCCCCTGTTAATATAACTGGACCAGTGCCGTTGACTAGATTTCCACGTCCGCTGTTTGCCCCATCGCCTACTACGTTTACAATCTGTGTCCAGATATAGGATACAGTAGTATCGTCTAGCGTATTGGTTAATTTTCCATTTGGTAGAAAATATTGACCACTTGGCGGAACCATTTTAACAAGTGCTCCAGGAACAAAGAATTTTAAATAATCGCTAGCATATTCACCTAGCGTAACTGGACCGGCAGTGATATTAGTAAAGTATCCTCTTGATTGATTAGTTGTTTTATTTGATTGATTCCATACTATAGGATAGCTGGCCAAATCCAGAGATAACTGAGGATATTTTGATAGATAAAACGATTTAACGCTGGGAGAATTAACTATCGGCTCTATTTGTTTTTTGACTACTGATAATATTTCGTTTCTGCTAGTGAATGTAAATTCAAAATTATATTCTTTGTCTTGTTTGTATAAAATACCATCGTTGGCAAATATATTAGTACTGCTGTATTTTCCACTAACGTCACTTAATTCGTAATATTTGCTAATGCCGGTAGCTACTCGATTAACACTCTTAACTTTGAGTATATCTGCATCAACCGTAATAGGTGCAATATTATAATCCTCCGCTGTGATCATGCGGTTTTGTGTATAATATGCCTGCGGTGCTTTTAATTGTATATCTGCGTTAGATTCACTGCCGGCACTGTTAGTTACACTGTATTGCAGGCTTAGGCTAATAGTTAATAAATTTGATTGTCCATTTTGACTGAAGTAGGGAATCTGTACACTGACATTGTTTAACTGTTCTGGTTTTATAGTGTACGACAATCCGTTACTTTGTCTGTAATACAATTTATATTGTCCGTTAGGTAAATTACCAAAGCTACCGTCTGCAAATGAAAGATCAATTTGATCAGCATCTCTAGATAATACACTGTATATATTACGTATATTTTTATCTAGACTATTATAAATTACATTATTTCCTGTTGTAGCTGCAACTTTAGTCCATAGATCTTGATGCGTTTGTCCATTTGCCGACATCTGCCATAACCACACATCAGTGTCGTTAATATTAGATACATTTACTCCAATTAATTCATTAGGCACCGGATTAGTGGCCGTAAAATCCTGTGCAGATAACGACCCTTGTCGAAATTGTATAAAAAATCCTGTGTTGGCACTAGAACTACCTTTATTGTCATTTTGAAATATAATACCAAATTTATTGCCAGGTCTTGGAGTATCTTCATAGATATAATTTTCTTCACTGAAGGTAGACGGTACTAATTCAAAACTCATTTGAGTTCCGGCTATGTTTTTATTAAACGAATAGATAGGAACTTCAGTGGTACTAGAGTTAATTTTATATTGTTCTGTAGCAATCCCGCCAATAGTAGCAGCAGCGTACGGCTTGCCAAATACCGTAGGACTAGCTACTGCTGCATTGATAATAGAAATAAACTGTTGATACCAATTGCTGTTAGTCGGATCGTTCCATCCAATGATTGAATTAGATAGATTGACTCCGTTATTGTCTATAACAGTCTCTGTGGTAGAAATAGAACTAATCTTTAGAAATCCGTGAGCAGGAATATTTCTCTTAGGATTATAATTAATTAATCGTGCTAGTCGTAAAATACTATCTCGACGTTGAGCAGTTTCTAAAAAGTTTTCACGGGCATTTAAATCAATACGGAAACTTAAATTTTGCCCTAGGAAGGCAATCAGATCTATTAGAGCAATATATTCACTGCTGTCGATATAATCATTAAAGTCCTCGGGATAATTTTCCCGAAGATACGTGATCATAGTTCGACGTAGTGTTTCAAAATCGTAACTCTTAAAGTCGGCGTTCTTGAAACTTTGATATATTTTGGTCCAATCTTCAGCGACCAGTAATTGATTAGTTGTTGATGGTATCATAGTGTTTTCTCATTGATACCGTATTTATGGGATTTGTTAAGTAGGTATATTATTGTGCGACTAATCCAGAGGCTTTGTCAAAAGCCAGCTGCATGTTAGAAGTTTGATCAGTTCCTACGTATTGTAAGGTTACTTCTAATAGCATTCCGTACTGCTGTTCGTCTACGTTAATCCGAATAGGCACTACTCGCGGATCGGCATTGCAAATTCTACTAACATCGGCAGCAATTGCCTGCTTTATATCTGCTGTGAATGGGTCAAAAATTAAATCCCAAACAATGGTTCCAAAATTAGGATTCATAACACGTTCGCCTTTGCGAGTGTTAAATTGATTGATAATATCTTGTTTGATAATATCAAAATCATATAATTTAGTTGTGCCCATTGCATCTGCATTGACTGAACTATATCCTACATAGAATTGGCTCTGTTTGGTAGTTTGTTGTAGGCTATTTTGTGCCGGATTTATTTCAATTTTTTTATATGCCATTTTCCTACTCCTATACTGTATATCCAGCGTTAGCAAGTTGCTGAGTTACATATGGTATCTGTTGCCTAACTTTAGCAGCAGCATCTTCTTTAGTTATGTATCCTTTTTTACCAATATCTAATCCATTATTTTGCGAATATTGTTTAGTCCCGGCATTGAATAACACATAAGTGTTAGCTTGCCCTACTGCTTTTGGCCATAATATCTGCATATACAAATCTTCTA